CTCTTCGCATCTTGCACGTCCTGTTGTTTGTTTGTCAACCTGCCAAACATCGGCGCTGCAATCTCCAACTCCATATTCCACTGCTCCAGCTGATTCTCCACACTGGTGTGTTCTTTTAGCAACGTGTTGTCCTCATTAGTCACCAGCTGTGTTACGGGCTGCGTAACCTTGGAAGTCGTGAACTTCGTCCTCCTCACGTAATCTTTCCATTGCTCCCGCAGTACTTTTGATATTTGTGGAACGTCATCCGCGCCCATTGTGCTCATCAGGTCTTGCTCTGCGTTTTCCTTTGCTAACTCACTGTCCACCTCGATTTCTAGCTCTTTGCCTCTCTCTTTCCACCATGTCGCCCGCCATTCCGTCATGTTTGTAAATTCTGGCCTCTCTGGTTTGAATTCGTCAAGGTGTGGCTTCATCACCAGGTCACCGCTCCACGGTTCTACCCCAAACCCACCCATTGTCTTTGGTATTTGTAGACTTTCTCGGGGTAGGTGGTGCAGATGACACCATCTGCTTGCCACTATTGAATAGAAATCCATCGCGTCAACCCCTCTACGGGTTATTGTCTTAGCCACGTCAAACAGAGCCCGCATCACCATGTCGTCGCTCCAGGGCTGATTACTCCAAGGTTTCCTCTGTGTTAATCCTGGTATCGCACGGGCTGGGTACCCGCTGCACTTGCCCTTGTACCACACCCTCAAAAACTCCATTGCGTGATACCTCACACTGAACTTACCCTCCCCCCCTTCCACTCCGAGGAAGCTGTACGCTCTATCCATCATGGCTGCCTTCTGCCAACTGTCTGAGAAAATCGCGCTATCGTCACCTCTTATGTAGCTTTCGATGTCAGTGATGTCGAAGCCTAGTTTCACTAGCACTTCTTTAGCTAGCCAAGTCATCACAGTGTTCCACCCGTTTCCGAGTAGACTTGTCCACCTCAGTCCTGACATCACTCCACCTGTGACCTGGTATATCTCCTTTCGCTCATTTTCTCTCGCTATGAGCACGGCACCTCTGAATCCTTTGAGTATGTTATCACAGATTTTATTGAAGTTGCTGTACTCATCCGGAGGCACGTTCAATCTTGCGTGGTGTAGTAAGTGTTCCACAATGTCAAGCACTTGTTGTAGTGTTGGCTGATGGTCGAAGCCCTTGTAATCAAACGGTAGTCCAAACTTTTTAGCTGCGAGCTCCAGCATCCTCAGCATCCTCTTTGTTTGCTCTCCTATTGTCTCGTCGAGTGTTGATCCAGGCCAACTCAGATAGCTGTTATTTAACAAATAGTTCATCCAGGACATCTGCAAGTACGTCAATATGTCACCGGCTACCGCTATCCTCAATTTGCCAAGCTCACTCTTGATCAGGGTTGTATTCACTTGCTGATCCCATTTTTCAGCGTCGTTGGCGAGTGCTTCCAGGTCGACAACAAAAGGCACCATGTTTTTCCTTGCCTTTACCTTTAGGATCTTATCTTTGTATATAAGAGTCACCTTCCCTATACTGGAGCTGCCTGATGTCAGCCATTGCCCACTCGTGATGAAGTCTCGGAAACTGATATATTTTATAGCTTGGTAGTCCATCTTTAGCGCTATCTTTACTGCATCTTTGAAGTTCGTAAATGGCAGGAAGAACTCGTTCCCTCCTTCAGCCAATGCTCTTGCCTCCTCAAAAACGTCGAAACCTGGGAACGGGGGGTTTCTATACCCAACCAGTGTGCCCAATTAGGCAAACTGTAACCATTCAAAGGTTACCTCTTTTGTCTTTACGAAATCATTCAATGCCTTTACAACTTTGAGGTACTCACTTATGTCACCGTTCCAAGCCCCAATTTCCATCATCCTACGCCACCATTCCTCCCCAAACAGTAGTCCTGCTAACACCGTGTTCATCATCCATATATAATCGCCCTCGGCTGGCAACTCTCGCAATATCTTATGAAATAAGTTCCTTTTGCCCGTCTTATATGCATATGTAAACACATCTGCTATTCTGGTCCGTCTAATCCTCATGTCTTTCTTTGTTCTTGGTGGGTATATTCTCGACCATATCTGCTCTACCCCGTCTTCCCCCTTCGCCACTACACTCCCCGCTCGCCAACCTTTTGACGCGAGCAGTTCGTCCACTTCACTTGGGTTTAACCTAGCTCCCTTTTTGAGCCTGGCCCTGACAGCCCGTACACATTCAACCCAGGAGAATTTCTTCTTCAATGGGTTAGGTAGAAACGGACCCTCCTCCGCGGAGGTCAGGAATTCAACATCGTTGGGGTTTTCCAGTGATAGGCTCATTGCAGAAACAGCACTCAAGCCAAAAATCTCGTCTACCCTATCGTAGACATATCTCCCGAAAAACTTAAAACCATTTGAAATGGTGTGGATGCTCTCGGTCACCCAGTTGCCCACTCTCTGCAACTGGGTGACTACTCTTTTTTCTCCCCTTCTTTGTCTCCTGACGTTTGTTGGGTGGTGGACGCGGTTATGGCTTTTGTGTTTCGCCGACTGCTGCGCCCCCCGCCACGCAGGATGGCCAATGGTGCTGGTGTCATCTCGTTCCAGAACCAAACTGGCAGGCCAGCAAAAGTGGCTCCTGCTATGTACTGCGTCATGAGTTGATAGTTGTTTAATAAACTCACACCCACGTAAAGACTCTGCCCCAAGCTGTTTACAGGTGCAAACCAGTCTGTACATCCTACGAGGACAGAGGAGTAGACCGCATCGGCTTGCCACGACTCGGGCACCGTATATTCTGCACTAACATGTTACCTGGTGCTGGCACGCTCGTGGCCAGGTATTGCCCTTGATTGAAAGTGTAAATGGCGCCTCCCATGACGTGCCAGATGAGCCTGCTATTCCAAATCTCCACGCCGTCGATCTCTGGCATTGTGTCTATCCCTATCTCCGGGTACCGTCTGCTGTCTTTTATTGGTATCGTATAGCCGCCGCCCGGTGCCGGTAGAGGGAGCATCTGACTACCTTTTTCATATATGCCCGCCAGTTCCTTATACCTCGGCAAACAGGGTGCGGTTTCAATGTATGGTTTCTGCATCGTTCTATGGAGCCACACGTCCGCAAGTAGTTGCAACACTGTATCTGACAATGCGCCTGCAACCCCAATTGGTAGCATGAAGCCGAATGGTGGTATACAGTGGTAGGACCACACAGTGTTG